AAGGCTATAATATTGGTGGCGCTATAGACGAAATAAAAAATAAGAAAACAGCCAAAGGAATGGCTAAAGGTGGGGCAGTAAAAACCATGGCAAAAGGCGGTGCTGTTAAAATGCGTGGCGGTGGTATGGCTTCCAAAGGTGGTACAAAGGGTGGCGTTAGCGGTGGTACAAAAGTAACCAGAGCCGACGGAATAGCTAGAAAAGGTAAAACAAGGGGCAGAATGGTTTAATTATGAGTGCGGAGGCTATCAACCAACTATACATAGAAACTTATGGAAGACCAGCTTCGCAAGAAGAAATATCTTATCATGCCAATCGTTTTGGCTCTGAGTTAGATGAAATAGAAAGTCAATCTTTACAGAGGGAGATGACCTCTGTTCCCGGATATACTCCACCAGAAAAAACGGCGGAAGCGGGCGTTGGCGGGACTCCACCCTCCCAACCTCCAGAAGCGCCCGCTGAAGCCCCTCAGTTAGGTATTTACATGAGGGAAGCTTTACCATCTACAAGTCCTAGAATATCTGGATTAGATTATTACAGAAATACGTTTTTAAATCCTTATGATTTTAGAGGAGCGATAGCTAGACAAAACATAGCGAGTAGGCCTAGATACTCAGATTATAATTTTAATCCGTATTCTCAGAACTATATGAATCAATATCAAGGCAATCGAATGAATAGCTACAAATCCAGATTTTCCGACAGATTTCGTGTCCATGCATCTCCTACCGAGGAAGATAGAAAAAAATATTTCTCCAAAGATAAACCTCAGTTATTTTCATCAGGTGAGCAATTTTCTAAAAACACCCAACCTTTTAGTCCATATTCTCCTAGACCAATAGGAGTGATGAGAGATGATTTTAGCCAACAAATGCAACAACCCTCGCCAATGGGAGGTGGCAAGGGAGGTAGGCCAAGTGGTACAATGGGAATGAGACCCGCACCAGCGAGGATGGGTGGTAAAATGTAAAGGAGAGTTAAATGGAGGTAGCAGGCTACATAAGACAACAAATAGAGTATTCAGAAAGACTTTTTAATGCGATGAAAGAAGATGCCAGTAAGAGGCAAGATGATTTAATTAAGCATTATGAAGTCAGCGGAGAGTTAGTCAAAAGTTTTATGACTAAACTGAATGAAAGAGATGAAGAAATTAAAAAGTTAAGAGAAGAGTTAAGAGTAGAAAGGGAGAGAAGTGGCTACAAAAAAGAAAACGACTAAAAAGAAATCAGGTTCTACTCCTACAAACCCTGCTTTATATGCTCGTGTAAAAGCTGAAGCAAAGCGTAAGTTTGATGTATATCCTTCTGCGTATGCAAATGGATGGTTAGTTAGAACTTATAAAGCCAGAGGAGGGGGTTACAAATGAGATTTTTTTTAAAAAACTATAGTTACGACTCTAACAAAATTTTACTTTATAAATTTAGAAATTATTATAGGGTTCATTGTTCTTTTTATAATTTAAAAGATTGGGTAAAAAGTCTGGGAACTAAAGAATTTATTTTTAATACATTTGATGATGCAGAACAAAAAGCAAAAGAAATACGGGCAAATGGGGGTTTTTAACTAATGTCTCTAAAAGAATGGTTTGGTAAAGGCAAGAAAGGTGACTGGGTCGATATAGGTGCGCCTAAAAAAAAAGGAAAATACCAATCCTGTGGACGCAAATCAACGAAGACCAGCAAACGTGGCTATCCAAAATGCGTCCCAAGAGCAAAAGCAAAAACAATGACAGCTTCACAAATAAAATCAGCGGTTCAGAGAAAAAGAGCGGCTGGGAATCCGGGAGGTAAACCAACAAATGTTAAAACCATCCTCAAAACCAAGAATACCAAGAAAAAAAGGACAACCCGCAAGGTCTAAGAAACATTCTGATTTATATACGGATGAAAATCCAAAGGGTACAATAAAAGGATTAAAGTTTGCTACGAGAGATGATGCAGTAAAAAGTATAAGTAAGATCAGAAATAGTGGTAGATCTAAAGCTCATAAGATACAAGCCGCTATAGCGATGGAACAGAGAGCCAGAGTCATGGGTAAAAAAGATGCCGCTGGAGTGTATAGAAAATATATAAATAGTGTTAAAAAGAAATGACTACAACAGGAACAACAAGTTTTACACCAAATGTTAATGAAATCATAGAAGAAGCCTTTGAAAGATGTGGGGTAGAAGCTAGAACTGGTTATCATTTTAGGACTGCTAGAAGGTCACTTAACTTATTAACAATCGAGTGGTCTAATCGTGGAGTAAATTTATGGACAATAGAAGAAGGTTCGGTGGCACTAACTCCGGGGACTATAACTTATGATTTACCGGCAGATACCATAGATTTATTGGAGCATGTTATCAGAACAGGAACAGGCTCTACCCAACAAGATTTAAGCATAACAAGGATAAGTGTTTCAACTTACGCCACCATACCTAATAAAAACTCTACAGGCAGACCTATACAGGTTTATATAGATAGAAGGTCAGGAGCAACAACATCATCTGGTTCAGTTCCTCCTCAAATTAATCTTTATCCAGCGCCAGATACATCTGAAACTTATACTTTTGTTTACTGGAGATTAAAAAGAATTGATGACGCAGGTAACGGAGTGAACACACAAGCGATACCATTTAGATTTTATAATTGTTTAATTGCTGGATTAGCATACTATTTATCTGTTAAAATACCGGGAGCAGAAGGAAGAATTGGTCCTTTAAAGCAGGATTATGAGGAGCAATGGAATCTTGCCTCAGAAGAGGACAGAGAAAAAGCGTCTATTAGGGTCGTACCTACTAGTTCGTTCTCTGCAAGGTAATGGGTAGGGCTTATGCTTCTGGCAAACACGCTATTGCAGAATGTGATAGGTGCGGATTTCGATTTAAATTAAAGCAGTTAAAGCAGTTAACGATCAAGACAAAAAAGGTAAACATTTTAGTTTGTCCTGAATGTTTTGAGCAAGATCAGCCGCAACTGCAAGTTGGAATGAAGCCTATTGACGACCCACAAGCTTTAAGGAACCCAAGGCCAGATTTAAACGCCAATCCTACATCAAAAGCTAGAAATACTCAGTATGGTTTTAATCCAGTTGGATTAAGAGACCCTTTTGGTCTTGGTTATCCTAATAGTTTAATTGCAGATGCAAATGTGGGTAACGTAATAGTTACCACAGAATAGGAGAATTTATGAAGATTATAAAGCAACCAAAAAGTGTTCCGGTGCCTCAAGCGAGCGGTTATCCTAATGATGTTAGAAAAACACAAACATTAAAAACTAGAGGGACAGGAGCCGCTACAAAAGGTTTAAACTATTCTTCTGGAGCTATAGATGTTTCTCATTCTTTGAGTTATAGATTTTTACCAAGCTTAAAAAAAGCTGTTTCTAACGGGTCTAAAGGTAAATGAATTACACACAGCTTTTTGAAACTATAAAAGGATATTGTGAAAACGATTTCCCTGATACCTCTTTTTCTGACACGGATGGGGCTTCTGCCACATTTACCAGTCAAGAGCAAATCAATACGTTTATTCGACAAGCTGAAAGAAGAATATTTAATTCTGTGCAAATTCTTGATTTAAGAAAAAATGTTACAGGAAATATGGCCTCTGGAAATCAATATTTAACAGTACCATCTGATTGGTTGGCTAATTTTTCTTTAGCTGTAATAGATTCCACAGGTGTTTATTCCTATCTTTTAAACAAAGATGTAAATTTTATTAGAGAATCTTTTCCAGACCCAACGGCTACTGGTAAACCAACGCATTATGCTTTGTTTGATCAGGACTCCTATATTTTAGGACCAACTCCAGATCAAAGTTATACAACCGAATTACATTATTTCTTTTATCCACAGTCTATTGTTACGGCAAATACTTCATGGTTAGGAGATAATTATGACTCAGTTCTCTTGTACGGATCTTTATTAGAGGCTCAAGTTTTTATGAAAGGTGAGTCAGACGTATTTAATGCGTACAAAGAGAGATATGGGGAGGCCTTGTCTGGTCTTAAACAATTAAGCGAAGGAAAGAACAGGCAAGATATGTATAGAAACGAACAAGCGAGGTATCCGGTAAGATGATTGGGAATAGTACATCAGTATTATTAGGTGGTGGAGTAAAAGTTATGACTACCTCTGGTAGAGGTTTTAATGCAGAGGAAGTTGCGGAAAGAGCATTAGATAAAATAATAGCCGTTGGTAGTGATTCACACCCAGCGGTGAGAGCGCAAGCCGAAGCTTTTAAAAAAGATATAAGAAAAGTTTTGGTTCGATATATGAAAGAAATGGTCAGGAGCCACAATACAACCTTAGCTCATAGGTTTAAAGAAATGGGATATCCTGAATTAATTAAATTATTAGAGGAGTAAAAAATGGCTATTACACAAGCAATGTGTACATCTTTTAAAGCCCAAGTATTATTGGGAGTACATGATTTTAGACCTGACGCATCTGCTACATCAGACACTTTTAAATTAGCGTTGTATTCGGCCGGAGCGGCGTTAAGCGCCGGAACCACAGCATATGTTACTGATAGCGAATCTGTTGGAACAGGATATACCGCAGGCGGTTCAGCACTAACAAACTTAGGAGTAACTACAGGAGATTCTACTGGATTTTTAGATTTCAGTGATTTGACATTTAGTACAGTAACTGTAAATGCGGCTGGTTGCTTAATTTATAATAATAGCCCTTCTACAAATGATAATTCGGGGGCTACTTTAACAAATGCGGCTGTATGCGTATTGGATTTCGGAGGAACTAAAACTTCTACTGCCGGAGACTTTACTATAATATTCCCAAGTAATACAAGCGCAGATGCAATTATTAGGATAGCCTAACAATGTCAAACGGCTGGGGCCAAAATACTTGGGGAACCTCAGACTTTGGATGGGGTGGTGTATCAGTAATTTCAGTTGAGGTAACAGGTGTTCCCGCTTCAGGTAGTGTAGGGTCTGCTGGAATTGAAAAATCAGCAACAGTCACGGTAGGTAGAGTAGCAACTCAAGGAGGATGGGGTAGAAGTTCGTGGGGTTCTGGTGCTTGGAACGAGGCTACTCAGTTACCCGATATGAGTATGGTTGGAGCCATTGGCTCCATATTTACCAGTGCGGATGCAAATGTTAGTGGTTTATCTGGAGTTAGCGCATTAAAGTTTTTAGGAGATGAAGAAGTAAGAACCAATAACAATATAAGTGTTACTGGTTTTGGTTTAACAGGTAATCTTGGAGCTACTAGTCAAAAATTAGTTAACAGGATAAATGCAAGTAGTATTAGTGGAAATTCTAGTTTAGGCAACATAGATTTAATTGTAGACGCTAATGTAAATGTTACAGGATTTTCAATGATATCAAATTTAGGCAATGAATTAGTTTGGGGAGAAATAAATACGGATCAAACCCCCAATTGGCAGACAATAAAAGAGGCGGCATAGGAGAAAAAAATGGCTTCATCATATTCAAATTTAAAAATACAACTCATGGGAACTGGAGATAATTCAGGCCAATGGGGTACTATTACAAATACAAACTTAGGTACAGCCATAGAAGAAGCCATTTGCGAATCGGCAAATGTTGCTTTTTCTGGCGATAGTCTTTCATTAAGTTTAACTGATGCTAACACTACTCAGGTAGCTAGACATTTACGTCTTAATTTAACAGGCACTGGGTCAGCAGGCATAACTTTAACTGTTCCAGATATAGAAAAAAATTACATAATAAACAACGGTCTTTCCGTAGATGTAGGTATAAAAAATTCTTCTGGAGCGCAAGTAACTGTACCTGATGGAAGATCAGCTATAGTTTACAGCACAGGATCTGGTGTAGTGGATGCAGTCACAAGTTTAAACACCGCAGAGATAACACAGTTAACGGTTGCAAGAACAACGCATTTTGACGGAGGAGTTTCGGCGGCATCCGTGTTAAATGTAGCACAAGCTATAACGGGTTCATCTACAGTATCAGACCAAGATGGTGATTTAAGAGATATACCTGTAAGTGAAAATTTATCTGGTAACTATACATTAGCTATAGGAGATGCAGGGAATCAATTAACTGTTAACTCAGCGAATGTTGTAATAACAGTTCCCTCTGCAACCTTTGCTGTAGGAGATATAATATCTGTTGTATCTGTAAACGGATGCACTGCTAGTCTGGCTTGCACTGCTATTAATGCTGTAAAAGCAGGTGATTTAGCGGCGACTGCTTTGCATACATTAGATGCAAATGGAGTTGCAAGTATTGTGTTTACTTATACAGCCGATTTAGCTGTACTCACAGGCAATATTTCTTAAGGAAAAATAATGATTGGAAGCCATCAACTTTTAATGACTAATTTTACGAGTGGAGACGGTCAAGTTGTTGTAGAAACTTTTAATTCCACAGGCACATTTACTGTTCCAGCAGGTGTAAACACCATAGAATTACTTATGGTTGGAGCTGGTGCAGGAGGAGGTGGGGTTCGAGGTGCTGGAGGAGGAGCAGGTGGAGTTGTGTTTTATTCTGCAAGCCACACATTACAAGTAACCGCAGGAGAAACATACACCGTGACTGTAGGTACAGGAGGTTCAGGTGGTGCTAATGGAACTACTGGCGATGAAGCTACAAACGGTGGAGATTCAAATTTTGAAAAAGCAGGTGGTGCATCAGGGTTTCCTGCAGTAGTCACAGCAAAAGGAGGCGGTAAGGGCGGTAGAGGTTTTGAACCTACAGATGGTGGAGATGGTGGCTGTGGAGGCGGTGGCGGTGCTGGATCAGGTGGTAAACCGGGCGGAGCTACGAATCAATCTGCTCAAGATACTAATCGAATTAACATTGTGGTTGGTCACGGCTTTGCCGGAGGTGATGCTAATGGAGCTGGTGCTAGTGCTACTGCTGGAGCTGGAGGGGGCGGCGGTGCTGGTCAAGTAGGAGGAGACGGAAGGAATACTGGAACAGATAACACTGTTGCAAAAGGTGGTCACGGATATACCGCAGATATTACTTTAAGTGCTGTTACTTATGGTGGTGGAGGTGGTGGTGGTGAAGATCAGCCGGGATCTACTGCAGGAGTTGTTGCTGCAGGTGGTGACGGTGGTGGAGGGAGAGCAGGTTTTACTGGTCAAGTAGACGGAGTTGACGGGACCGATAATTTAGGCGGTGGCGGTGGCGGTGGAGCAGGTGGAACTAGCCCAGCCGCCGGAGCAGGAGGTGATGGTGGTGACGGTGTAGTAATAATTAAATATACAACGAGTTAACTATGAAATATTACTTTGCAAAATTAGATTCAAACAATACTGTAACTGCCGTTCATGTTGTTGCTCACGACAATTGTTTAGATTCAGACGGGAGCGCATCTGAGACGGCTGGAATAAACTTTTTAAATAACGTATTTGGCACTTCTGATACATATAAACAAACTTGGAAAGAACGTAAATCAGGGAGCCGAGAAAGAATACATAGAAAAAACTATGCAGGTGTTGGTTTTATTTATAGATCAGACATTGATGCTTTTATCAGACCACAACCTTTTCCAAGCTGGACATTAGATAATACTGCAAACTGGCAAGCACCGTCTGCGATGCCTACAGATGGTAAATATTATGCGTGGGACGAAGATAATCAAACATGGGTTTAAAAAAGGGTGGGGAATAGAGTGAATGATAGATGATAGATCCAATTACTGCATTGAGCGCCGCAAATTTGGCTTTCAATGGTGTCAAAAAAGCTATTCAGGTAGGAAGAGACTTAGAAGATATATTCCAACAGTTATCTACTTGGAGTGGTCATGTCTCTGATTTACAAGAATGGATGGGACAAGAAAGGAAGTTTAAAAAACCTACTTTATGGCAAAAGTTAACATGGGACAAAAGCGAAACGGCAGAAGCATTTGATGAACTTATCGCAAAAAAGAAGATTAAAGAGATGGAAGACGCAATCAAACATGAATTTACATGGGGAAAGCTTCACCATCTTGGAATGGATGGGCCTTATGGCTACCGAGCCTTCATTAAGATACGCCGTGACATCAAAGCCAAACGCAAGGCCCAAATATACAATCAGATGCGAAGGCGGAAAGCTTTCTTGTATAACACCAAGATGGGAGTGGCGATTGGAACCCTCGTATTAATTTTATTATGGTTATCAAATTTTTTATGGACAGCAATTATAGAGGCAAGTAAGTGAAAAAGTATACAAGGACAAGTTGGTCACATCATGGTGAATATATAAAATTTAAACAAGTCCCTGATCCTAATATAATAGCTACAAAGAAAGAGATAGTTAAAGTTGTGAGTGAGGCAAATAATAAAGCAAAAAACTATAAAGTGTGTAAGTAAATGATTAGTATAGCTTTTTGGATGGCTACTTTAGTTCCAAATGTAGACCAGTATTATTGTAAGTTACAGTGGGTTGAAAGAAGTTTATGCACCTATTGGTGCGCTAATACAAAAAGAGGGTTCAACTGGTTTGAGCCAAAAACAGATAAAGGTTGTAAAATAGAAAAGTTGTTTTATAAAGTAGAAAAGGAAAAGACAAGTGCTTAATTTAATATCAGGATTGTTGCCAATAGGAGAGAAGCTTGTAGAACGCCTAATACCAGACAAACAGGCACAGGCAAAGGCTCTTCAACAGCTAAAAAAAATGGAGCAAGACGGAAGTCTTAAACGTATGGAAGCTGAGTTTGCTGATAAAGATAGCGCTAGGAAGCGTGAAATGGCTATCTCTACCAGTGAACATAGTCCTTGGTTGAATAAAATAATTACCAGTCTACTAGCTCTTGGAATCGTGGGACTGGCTTTTGCACTGTTCGCTGTTATATTATTTCTTGAGGTGACCCCTGCAAACAAAGATATTTTAATTTTCTTACTAGGAAATTTAACAACTTTGGTGGGATTAGTTTGTTCTTACTACTTTGGCAGTTCAGTAGGTAGCAAGGACAAGACAGAAGAAATTAAAGGGTTGATGAAAAAAGAACCTAATTT